CCTTCTGGATTACTAATGATATACTTAACGACTTGTTCGCCTGTTTCATCACTAATCAAAGGTATTGTATTATCAATATCTTGGAAGATTGGTTGCTCTTGAATTGGATAGTTCAACATATCAGCAAGCTTGATAGACTTGTTACGAAGCTTTGCACTCAATGGACGACTGAACCACAATAAACCGTAGTCAGATGTACCTTCATAATTAATTTTAAGAGTGACAGCTTGGTCAGTCTTAACATTCATTACAGGATAGTTAACATTATCACTCAATGATAATTCTTCGCTATCTACAAGATAGTCTTGTAATGTGCCTGCCAACACACGCTCTGTGGTGCCGTTAGTTTCAGGTGCATTTCTTCTGATGTTAAAAATTGCAGGCTTTTTAGCTACTGCTGTCTTTGCTGTTTTTGTTTGTGGCTGTGCCATAATGTGTTTTTGTTCAGATTGTGTTCTGTTCCCAATGTTTAATTGTGTCTTTGAGACCCCTGGGGGCTACCCCAATCGCTCAAATCACAGGAGGGGTCACCATGTGGAGTAGCCTCTCCTCCCATGGATAAGGGGGTTGTAACATCTAGAAAAAAATTTTGTAAAATAGTTCCACATGGAACCTTGGGTATAATCATCTGAGGACCAATGGCTTAAGTGGCCCCTGTGTTAAATGTTCCATGGCCCCATGTTAAATGTTTGCATGAATTTTTCCAAATGTTTCATGCACCCATTTTTATACTTACAGTATAAATTGCACCCATAAATTAAACTTTGCCCCCATTTTTCGTAACAAATAACTATATAAATATGTTACAAGAGTGTCACAGTTTTTCAAATATTTGTGACACACTTCCAGGTTTGGCTGTGTTTCACTTCCTGATTTGGCAAGTTATAACAAGTCTATATTCTGCCAAAAGTCAAGCTATGGCTTTACCCATCTTACGTTTTGTCAAGCTATAGCTTTACATATTGTTCACATTTTCCTTCTGTTCACGTATTCGTGAACAAGCTTTGTTTGTGAACATAATGTGTCTTATAAGGGATATGCTCAGCTTAACAATGTTGCTTTTATAACACATTATGGTATGTTATGGTGTATAGTGATGGAATGTTCCACCAAAATTATAAACTCCTGTTGTATCAAAACTATAATATTTTGCAAGTTTTGATAATAGGTGAAAATAAATTTGGTAGTTTCAAAATAGTCTTCGTAACTTTGGGGGGGATTTAGGGGGGGCCCTAAGTACATCTAATCAGCTAATACACTATCTACAATTTATTGGTAGAATATAATGGATTATAAAAATAGTGCATAATATAGCATTCCTATTCCAGATAACTAAAATAGTTATTTGACAATCAAAGGAATATACATACCTTTGCTTTAACTAATTATGGAACCAACAAACAACAAGAAGCTAATTGTTCAGAAAATGAAGAGACCAGTGGGGGATTCCTACGCTGTGGCTGAGAAGTATTACAATATACTGTCAGCTGTGAATGGTCTTGGATTGACAGAACGTGAGGTGCAATTGATTGCTTTCACAGCCATCAAAGGTAACATCTCCTATGCCAATGTTCGTCAAGAGTTCTGTGAGAAGTACAAAAGCTCGCCCCCAACCATCAACAACATCATCTCCAAACTTAAACGTATTGGTGTATTTGTCAAGGACGGTACCAAGGTGAAGGTCAACCCAGTCATCATCCTAGACTTTGAGAAAGACATTGTCTTACAAATAACTGTAAGTCATGGATAAGCCAATCTCAATGTCAGTGAAGGATTATCTAGTCAGGACACTAGCTGTTAAGATGATGGTTTCAGAGAAGACAATTGAGACAGTGGTCAATCATCAGTTCCAATCAGCCAATGAGGCAATGGACTTAAATGACAGCATAGAAATTTCTGGATTTGGAAAGCTCTTCTTTAACAGGAAGAAGGCAGGAAAGAAGGTGGAGAAGCTAAATGCTAAAAAGCTAGCTATGGAACGTATTATTAATGATGTTAATACGTCTGAGCAAAAGAGAAAGTCTTCTATTGTCACATTAGAAAAGACAATAGTGCAGATAAACCAACTTAAACCAAGAACTACATATGAAGATTAACTTCTCCCAGATATATGAGGGTTGGAAAAATAACCTTTTCCCAGCTGAGAATATGAGAACTTACATTAAACAAGTGAGTGATGAAAGAATGGCTATATGTGAGGAGTGTGATCTCATATCAACAAAACATAAAACTGTCAGACCTGATGTACATTGCACAAATTGTGGATGTATGTTAATTGCTAAAACAAAATGTTTATCATGTGACTGTCCTCTTAAGAAATGGGAAGCTGTTATAGCCAATGTAGAAGAGGAGGAAGCATTAAAAAAAGAAGTTCATGGACAATAAGGTAATGCATATTAAGAAGATTCACCTAGATAATTTTATAGAAATCTTAGTAGATCTCTATAATAAAGGTGTGGACTATATTGATATTACAGGTGCTCCAGATGATAATCAAGAGAGTGATCAAGATAGGATGGCTGTATCATTTACAAAAGACTATATGATGGAAGGAGCTGAAGAAAACTTTAAAAATGTTCCTATACAAGGAATGGATATAAGTGAGCTTCTGAATCAAAAACTGTCTGATAAAGACTTGAATGATTTAATATGAGTAAAAAGAACAACTACGAAAAAGCTCTTTATATACTACAAGAACTACATAAAGACTTTCCTACATACAATTTAGGAAGGCATCTTGCTACAGCTCTTAGTGATTATGGAGATATATGGGGGATGACAGACAAAGAATTAGTCTTTGCTTTGGAAAAATATAAGACAGAGATTGAAATGGACGTTCCACATACAGATGAGTCTGAGATTGATAAGATTATAAAAGAAGGTATGGACCTTGATAATATACTAAAAGAAGAAGAAGATGGCGACTATTAAAAAAACTACATATATAAACACAGAGCTTGAATGGGCAGAAGCACAGCTTGTTTCCTGGAAAGCTTATGTAAATGCAAACCCACTACATGAATTGAAAGATAGAATTGAGTGGAAGCCTACAGCTAAAGGAGGAATGTTACCTATGGTAATAGCTAGTATTGAAGCTCAGGGTAAGTTTGTACAGGAGACAATGAAGAACTACCTTGCTCTAGTAGAAGTGGTAGATAAGCTAAGAAACATGGAAGAAGCTAAGGTGGAAGTGAGAGGAAAGGGTGAGTTGTCAGGAGCTGCTGCTGAGTTTTTAGCAAATAGAAAATAATGATTGAACTACAAAACATAGATTACAAAGATTGGTTCATAAATCAGAAACGTATTCCTGATAAGGAATCTGCTGAATGTAAACCGTTCTTTGATTTCCATAGAGAATTATGTTTAAATGGTGCTATGATGGGGGGTGTGTATATCAACCCCTTTTTATATTGGCACCTAAATATATGGCACACTGAGGTGGATGTCATAGATGATAGAGGAAGAATTGCACAAAAATATGCTAATCCGTTTTTAAGAGATAATGAGTGGCTGGTAACAAACGAAATTGATAGAGCCCAACAGGAAAAAAAGGGCTTGGTTATTCTAGGTATTAGACGTTTTGCTAAATCCGTTCTTGAAGCATCCTATATTGCATGGGGTGCAACATTTGATGAGAACTCCCAGAATATTATTGCTGGTTTGAATGCACCAGATATAAAACTTATTACGGATAAAATAGATAAAGGATTAAACTTTATCCCTGAGTATTGGAGATGGCAGAGAATTGAGGATAACTGGAAAAACCAGGTCACATTAGGTATTAAAACCAAATCTGGTGAACGTATCCCATTCTCTTCCATTCTGATACGTAACCTTGATGAAGGTAATAATGAAGAAGCAATTGCAGGTACAAAACCACGTAAATTAATTATAGATGAGATTGGTAAAGGAAATTTTCTTAGAGGTTTACAGGCGGCTATACCAGGTTTCACTACACCCTATGGTTGGGGATGTTCTCCAATTCTCACAGGCACTGGTGGTGATATGAAGAAATTTCAGGATGCAAAATCCCTGATGTTTGACGTAGACAACTTTAATTTCCTTACATATAATAATGCAAAAGATGATAAGCGTATACATGGCTTATTCATCCCAGCTAAATATAGAATGGAAGCTAAAGAGAAATCTACATTAGGAGCTTTCTTAAATGAGCCTACTGGATCAGACTTATATAACGTTGAAATGTTAGTGGGTGATGAGGAAAGAGCTAAAGAGATTACAGAGAAGAACCTAGAAAGACTTAAAAAGGCTGGAGATAGAATTGCTTATTTGAAGGAGAAGATGTACTACCCAATGGAGGTGGATGATATCTTCTTGAATGAGGATACAAACATCTTTGATATTGAATCAGCTAAGAGACAGAAAACCAGACTGTTACAACAAGAAAGAACAGGAACTCCTGTTACATTGTTCTCTGGAGAAAATGGTATTGAGCATGAGTTTACAGACAAGCTTCCTATATCTAACTTTCCATTAAAGAACAGTGATACAAAAGATGCTCCTATAGTTATATATGAATTCCCTGTAGAAAACCCTCCTTATGGATTGTATGTAGCAGGAGTTGACCCTTATAGACAAGGTAAGTCTGTGTATTCAAGTTCACTTGGTTCTGTATTCATATATAAAAGAATGCATGAAATTAGTGGTGAGAAGTATCAAGATATGTTCGTAGCTTCGTATTGTGCAAGACCTGATAAGAAAGAGATTTGGGAAGAACAAGCTAGACTTCTTATTAAGTATTACAATGCAAGAACACTGTGTGAGAATGATGATATATCATTTATAGAATATATGAAGGCCAAAGGGGATGCTCACTATTTAGAGAAGCAGCCTGAATGGCTTAAAGAAATTGTTCCAAACACAACAGTTAAAAGAGATTACGGAATTCATCGTTCAAGTGATAAAATAATTGAGTATCTTCACACCTGCTTGAAGAAGTATATGGAGTCTGTGATATTCAAAGAAACAAATGAGGCTGGTGATACTATAAGAGAAGTGTTAGGTGTGAGTAAGATATTTGATCCTGTATTGCTTGAAGAGATTATCCAATACAATGATTCAGGTAACTTTGATAGAATCATTGCTGCAGAGTTAGCCATTGCACAAGCATTAAAGATGGACCCTATTATGGGTAAGATTGGTGGAACATCTGATGATAGAGTGAAGGCAATGTTTAGTAAGAAGAAAGGAAACGTACTGTTTACAGAATCAAGAGGTGGGATGTTTGGAACCTCTCATAATAAATATAAAAGAAATAAATTGTTTACATAATGGCAATTATAAGATATACAAAAGACGCAACAATTAGGTATGCCTATTTAAACATCTTCCCTGATCAGTTTAAAACTGAGAAGGAAAAGATGGATGAGAGTTGGATAAAGAATACAATGGACTACTTTGCAAACAAAGCTTACGCTGAGTATGTAAAGAACCGTGATACGTTTGTTAAGAACTACGATCTTGTTAAGGGTATTTTAAGACATGAGGATTTTTACCAAGAACCTGAGGTGAGAAGTTTTACAGATATGCTAACAGCTGATTTACAGCTTCCTGCATATGTAAAACATTATTCTATAATGACAACACCTATTAATGAATTAGTAGGTGAGATTTCTAAACGTCCAGATGCTTTCCGTGTGAAGGCATTTGATGATGATAGTAAGTCTGAAGAGCTTGAATTTAAAACAAGTATATTACAAGATTATGTAATTAATCAAGCTCAGTCTAAAATACAAGAACAAGCTGATTTAAAAGGAGAAGAAATCTCTGACGAAGACTTGCAAAAAATGACAATGGAGGATGTAAAAGATCAACTTGATTCTTATACATCTGTTGCAGAGAAGTGGGCTAATCATGTATTAACAGCTCAGAAAGCTGAGTTTATTTTAAAAGAAAAAAGTGAAGATGCGTTTAGAGATTTATTAATTTCTTCTAGAGAGTTCTATCATGTATATGAAGATAACTCAAAAGTTGGATTTAATATTGAGGTGGCTAACCCTAAGAATACATTCTTCTTAACTACACCAGATAGAAAATATATTTCAGATCCTTCAGGACGTGCACAAGGAGCATATGCTGCTGGTACAGTTATGGTGATGGAACTATCTGAGATTATTGAAACGTTCCCTGATATCACTAAAGAAGAGATTGATCACTTACGTAGTTCATTACAAGACTATGGTTTGATTAACGTACGTGAATCTAATCTAGGTAATCCTAATGCTATTCCAGGTATTGATTCAGTACAATATGATACATATGATCCATTAGTGTTACAAACAAGAATGGTAATTGAGTCTGAAATGAAAGAGAACAATGATGGCTTACAAGACTTCTTAGGTCTTACATCTAATGTTAGTTCATTTGGTTACAAGTATGTTGTTGTACGTACATATTGGATTTCTAAAAAGAAGATTGGTAAATTAATTTACTTAGATGAGTTAGGTAATGAGCAATCTTTACTAGTAGATGAAAACTACAAATCTGGAACTATTCCTACACAACAATCGTTAGAGTGGGGATGGATTAATGAATGGTACCAAGGAGTTAAGATTGGTCCAGACATCTATCATATTAAACCATATAAATTACTTCCTTATTGTCCTATCATTGGATTAGTACATGAAGTTAAGAATACAGAAGCTAGAAGCTTGGTAGATATGATGAAACCTTTTCAGGTTCTTTATAACGTTTGTATGAATCAATTATACAAGCTGTTAGAAAAAGAAGTTGGTAAGGTGTATTTAACATCTATTAGACATATTCCTATTCCTAAAGATGGAGATGCTCAAGATGCTCTTGATGTATGGGAAATGGAAGCACGTAACCGTGGTGTAATGTTTATTGATGACTCTCCAGAAAATTTGAAGAGCCCATCATCATTTAACCAGTTCCGTGATATTGATCTTACACGTACGCAAGAGATCCAATCTAGATATACACTAGCTCAACAATTAAAGAATGAGTGTTGGGAATTGATAGGTATGTCTAGACAACGTATGGGATCTATTTCAGCTAGTGAATCAGCTACAGGTACTAACACTGCTATTACACAATCATATTCTCAAACTGAGCCTATATTTGTTGCACATGAATACGTATTAGGTCAGCTTTATCAAGCTATAATTGATGCATCACTATATGTAGAAGCTAAAAAACCTGAGTCAACTATTTCATATATTACTAACGAAGGAGAATCTGCATTTGTACAAGTGAATGGTACAGATCTTAAGTTCCGTGATCTTAAAGTGTATTTAACTAATAGACCAGAAGATCAGAAAATGTTTAATGAAATTAGAGGCTTATCTCAAGCTGTTTTACAAAACGGTGGTTCATTACATGATATCATTGAGCTTTACAGCACTAACTCTGTACGTCAGATGAAGAAGGTGTTTAAGACACTTAAAGATCGTCAAGATCAAATGCAAGATCAACAAATGCAACAAAAGCAACAAGAACTTGAGCAACAGCAACAGCAATCTATGGCAGCTATTGAAAGTGCTAAACAAATGCAAGCTGAAAAAATAGCTCATGATGATTATCAAAATGCATTAGACAGAATTAATAAGAAAGAAATTGCTATTATTTCTGCTGAATCTAAAGGGGGATTACCAGATACAGACATAAATGGAGTTCCTGATGCTTTAGAAGTTGATAAATTAATGCGTGAACAAACAAAAGCTGCTAATGATTATCAATTAAAAATGAACGATATTCAATCTAAAAATACATTAGCTTTACAAAAACTTGAAGTAGAAAAAGAAAAGTTAAAAGTATCTAGAGAGAATCAAGCAAATGATTTAGCTATTGCTAAAGAGAATGCTAAAGGTAGGGCGAACAAGAAAACTAAATAGTTATGTTTGATAAACTGATTGAGATTATATCTAATTGGTGGTTACAACTAACCCCAATAATTATAATAAGAGATTACGAGAAAGCTGTATTACTTAGGTTTGGAAAATTTAAAAAAGTTCTTGAACCTGGAATACATTTGAAAATTCCAATGTTTGACGAGGTGATTGACCAGCATGTTGTCACTACAACATTAAGTCTTGATGCACAATCTTTGTATACAGCAGATAAACAGAATATTGTTGTGAAAGGATTGATTAAATATAAGATAGCTGACGTTAAAATATTCTTATTAGAAGTTTGGGATGCTCAAGATGCTATATCAGATATGGCACAAGCTATCATTAAAAATGTCATTATGTCTATGACATTAGATGAGTGTACAGATGCTGAAATTGATAACACTCTTACTAAGAAAGTGAGGGTGGAAGCTAAGAAGTGGGGGGTTGAAGTTCAACAAGTTACACTCACTGACCTAGCTCCAATAAGAAGCATTAGACTTATAAATGACAACTTTATTAATAAATTAGATTAGAGTAAAAAATATTAATGCTATATTATCTTAAATAATGATCTATATAGAGCTTCATCTCTTTGATATTAATTTACTATAGTATACTTTTACATTACAAAACCAATTAAAACTCAACTACATATGGCTGAAAATCTAGATAATCCAGGTTTTGGGAACTTTAGTATCCAAGATACAATGGAAATGGGAATGGGCAACGCTGAATTGTTAAACGATTTAATGGGCCCTGATAGTGCTACATCTAATCCTGATGACATTAAGGATATTAATGACACTCCCCCTCCTGCTCCTGATAAAAAAACTACTTCTGCAAATTCAGGTAAAAAACCTGATGCAGACAATTCTAGTGATGACACTTCTGATAAAAAACCTGATGAAAAGAAATCTTTAACAGACTTCTTATTAGGTGGAGACGATGAAGAAGATGGTGATGATTCAGAAGATACTGATAATCAACCAGTTGCAAAAACTAGTAAACAAGATAGTAAACAAGATGATGCTGATGAAGAGGAAGGAGATGATGCTCCTGAGTCAACATTTTCATCTTTATCTAAAGACCTTTTCAAACTGGGTGTATTCACTCAAGGAGAAGATGAAGAAGAAGAACCAATTACAACTCCAGAACAATTCTTAGAGAAGTTTAATGCTGAGAAAAAGAAAGGAGCTATTGAAGTGGTTGATAACTTCATTGGTCAATTTGGAGAAGATTATCGTAATGCATTTGATGCCATATTTGTAAAAGGAGTTGATCCTAAAGATTACTTTGGTACATATAACCAAATTCAATCATTTGCTGAAATGGATCTTGCACAAGAAGCAAATCAGGTTTCTGTAATTAAACAAGCTTTAGCTGATCAAGGATTTGATCCTGAAGATGTTACATCTGAAGTTGAAAGACTTAAGAACTACGGAGATCTTGAAAGTGTTGCTACAAAGCATCACAAGGTCTTAGTAAAGAAAGAAGCTGTAAAGCTTCAAAAAATGGAACAAGAGAAAGAAGTACAATTACAACAACAAGCTCAATATAAACAGCAATATGCTAATAATGTAACCCAAGTGTTACAAGACAAGCTAAAAGCAAAAGAGTTTGATGGTATTCCTCTTAATCCAAAACTGGCTGGTGAACTACAAGATTTCTTAGTAACAGATAAGTACAAGACAAATTCTGGTGAAACATTAACAGACTTTGATCGTACTATTCTAGAACTTAAACGTCCTGAGAATCATGAAAGAAAAGTGAAAGTTGCTCTTTTACTTAAGATCTTGGAAAAAGATCCTACACTTTCTACGATTCAAAAGAATGGTGTCACCAAAAAGTCAAATGAATTGTTTGGTGAGGTAGCCAGACAGGTTAGTAAAAGTGCTGTGAAATCTAAACAACCAGTCAAAGCTAACTCATGGTTTCAATAAACAATTTCAATAAACATTAATTAAAAAAATAAAAAAATGGCAATTCAAACAATTCCAGGTTTAACTGGTTTTACTTACGCAAGAGTAGCTTCTATGGACAAGCGTGCTGTAGGTAAATTAACAGATGCTAACCACTTGGAAAGCTTTCACTCTACAGAGCCAGCAGATTATGATAAGAAAATTATCAGTTTGTATACTCAAAGCTCTCTTTACAGTAATGACTTCTTGGACATGATTAACAAGAGCACTCCTTACTATATTGACAACAACAGTGATGCTTGGAAGTGGCAGGTACAAGTTCCATACAAGTTCCCTAAAATCATTGACATTCCAACAAGTACTTTAGAGCTGAGCAAGCCAGGTATTGATGGTCAAGAATTCCAATTAGTAATTGATACTAATGAGTTCTCTAAGAATGCAATTGTATCTGTAGGTACTCGTCAGTATGGTCCTCGTTTCTATGTAATCAAAGATCCAGTAAACTGGAACATGGGTTACTTATACACTTTCACTTTAGTTACAGACAATCCAACTGTAGATTTCGTTAGTCCTAACTTCTTAAGAGTTGGTATTGAATTGGAATTAGTTGATGCTGCAATTGGTGAATTTGACCAAGACTTATTAGGTCTTCCTCGTTTAGGTGAGCAAATCACAATGTTTGAATCTTTAGGTTCTGCATATGGTTATGAGCACAAAATCACTGAGTGGGCTGATGATAAGATGATGGTTGATGCTTCTGGTAAAGCTTTAGACATTTTAGTATATGCTCCTCAAAGACGTAACCAATTACCTTTAACTCGTAATGATGTTAAGTGGGAACCATTTATTGAGTTCTGGATGCGTAAGTCTATGTTAGAATTAAAAGTTAAGCGTATGATCTGGGCTAAGCCTGGTACCGTGAAGACTAATGGTTCTAAGCAAGAATTAAAGCGTACATCTGCTGGTGTTTACCACAGAATGCGTAATAACGGTAACTTAGTACAATACAACCGTGGTGAGTTCACTGCAAACTTGATTCGTTCAGTGTTTGGTGACTTGTTCTACAGACGTGTTGATGTTAAGGATCGTAGAGTTAAAATGTACACTAACGAAGCTGGTTTTGACGTGTTCCAACAAGCTTTAAAGAATGATGCATTGAATTCAGGTTTAACTTTCATGGCTGATTCTGGTAACAGATATTTACAAGGAGAAGGTCAACACATTACTTACAACTTTGCATTTGATGCAATGGTTACACGTGAGACTGGTCGTGTTGAATTGATCCACTTGAAAGAATTAGATCTTCCTCAAACAAACTTAGAATTTGGTCAGAATAAGAAGTCAACTCCAGTATTTATGGTGTTTGATGTATCTCCAATGTCTGATGGTTCTATGATCAACAACATTCGTGAAGTACGTATGAAGGGTGCTCCTTCTATGACTTGGGGTTATATTGATGGTACTCGTCACCACTTAGGCTTTGCTAAGTCTCAAGGTATGAGTTCTGCAAATAAATTCCCAGGATACGAAATCTGGATGAAAGATCGTTGTGATGTATTCATTGAAGATTTATCTAGAACAGTATTGATTGAAGAAATTCCTCAATTCTAATAAAAGAGTTAAGGGTTAAAATCCTTAAAACTACACAGAGAAGATGTTCCCCCCTCCCTCAACGAGGGGGAATCTTCTTACACAGATGGATGGGTTTGGGCTCCATGCCCCACCGCATTCCCTTCAATGGGAACCATCTGCAAATAAACCAATAAAAAACAACTACATATGGGTAAGATAGGAAAAATCTCTACGTTAAAAAAAGAGTATAACAATTCTCAGTTACAAACGATGCAGGCTGGTCTTGCACAGAAAGGCTTAACAAGAATTCCTGGTACAGGTGTTTTCAAGTATCCTTATAAAGAACTTGATGGACAGTACAGAACAGGTCTTGATCCAAATGCTGCTTACATTAGACGCATTAGTGATAATCTTGAAAGAGAGTTAGAAGTTGAAAGAGTTACAGCATTGAAAGCTAAACTTGAAGCTGCTATGGGTGATATTGACTTAGGTCCTCGTTCTAAATTTTGGAACTATGGATTGTCTACATCTACAGATGATGTACTACATGTACAAGCTGTTAAGTTAATGGATGGTGATAACTTCTTTGATTTTAGTAATCCATCTCAAGAGTTAGCTTTTGCATGGTTAAGAGTTCATCCAACAATTGCTTCTAGCTATCAAGCATGGGAGCGTGGTGAATATTCAGCAGATATACAATTTTATGTTGCTGATGATGAGATTGAAAACCAAGTGATTTTCAAGAAGAAACAATTGATCAACAAGGCTATTGTTAAGTTTGATGCAATGACTCCTGAAAAGAAACGTAAGGTAGCAAGATTATTAGGTTTACCAGTTAGTGAAGATTCTAAAGAAGAGTCTGTATATAACCAAGTAGACAACCTATTAAAACAAACTGAATTCAAAAATGGTAAACACGCTGGTTTAAATCCTGTAGAAGTGTTTAACAGATTTGCAGACATGAGTGAAAACTTACTCCATATTAAAGATTTAGTAAAACAAGCAGTTGCACATTCTATTTATAGAATAAAAGCAAATGACAAAGTATATGAAGGTGAACATGCTATTGCAAAAGATGAAGATGATTTAATCAGATTCTTAGCAGATGAAGATAATCAAGATGCATTGATCACTTTGGAACAAAAATTGAAACTTAAAAAACTAGCCTCTGTATGATCCCTGTAGATAGTTTATTATATAAGATAGACCAGAAACTAAATAAACTATCAACTAACGAGCATCAACAAATTAACCTAGAAGACAAAATTTTAGCTTTAAATGAAGCTCAGATAAAGCTTATAAAGCAAAAGGTTGATGGGTTTAGTACAGTTTCAGGTATGGGCTTTGACTCTTTTAAAAAGCGTTACGAAGACCTACAAAGATTGGTAGTGAACTATATTGATGGTGAACTATCTCTAACTTTAAAAAACACAGAGTTAAATCAATGGTCTGCTGATTTAGATTTATTAGTTCCTAAATATATGTTCTATGTAGACTCATATGTTTTGGCTAATAAAGGAAGATGTACTGATAGAAAGATATGGATTAATAAGGATTTGGCAAAGCATGGTGATTTATCTGTGCTTTTAAACAATACTCATTATAGACCTTCTTTTGAATATCAAGAGACATTCAACTTTATATCTTCTGATGAGATAAGTATATTTACAGATGGTACATTTACACCAAGTAAGATGTACATATCTTATATGAGATACCCAGTGTATATTGATTCAGTAGGGTATACTGACTTTGATGGACAACCATCAATTAACCAAAATTGCGAACTTGAATTATACTTAGAAGATGAATTAGTAGATTTAACAGTTCAAAATTTAGCAATGTACACAGAAAACATGTCTGCAGTTCAATCAGCTCAGATGAGGATTCAAACAAACGAGTAATTTTTCATAATTTAAAATAAAACAAAATGGCGGATTTTTCATTAACCACCCTCTTTGTTGTACCAGTAGGAAATTCATTACCTAGCTCTGGATCAACACAAGACTTAACAGCTGGTCAGTTTGGTATTTATACCAATAACTATGCTGTTGCAACTGTAGGTAACATTGCAGCTGCTCCTTATTTCTATTTAGCTCAAGGTAGAGTAAACACGTATTTACAAGGTTCTAAGCGTTCTGACAAGATTTCTGCAGACAATGTATCTGAATGGTACAAAGTTACAGGTAATCCAGTTGCTGCTAACCAAGTAACAGAAGTTGGTGATTTCACTGTAAAACCAGGTGAAGTTGTAACTTTAACATTACGTGCTTTCTCTAGTTACATTGACACATTGTATTTCAACGGTTTCACTCGTAGTGTAACTGTAAACGCTCCATGTTTAGAATGTGGTGGTGATCCTTGTACAGATGTTGATGTACCTGCTTTAATTGATGAATTAATCATCAAGTTACGTCAAAAAGCTCCAGGTAACAACCCTGACAACATTAGCTTTGACACTTTCTATCAATTCCAAAGAGTTGGTAATAATGCAAGTGCTAAGTTAGTTATTAGCGGTAAGCCTTTGACTATCTATGGACAACCATGTGATGTGGCTGCATTCCCTTGGGAGTATGACCGTATGTATTTCCGTACATTCATCTTCTCTGGTCCAGCTACAACTGCTGACTTCATTGTTGATGATCCTTGTAACCAAGTAGCTCAAGCTGTAATTACTCAACGTAGTTCTTATGTTTCTGGTACTTCTGGAGAGATTCAACAATTAGAGAAAAACTTCTATAGCTACCAAGCTGGTTATTTGAAGCATTTGTACAGAATGGTTGGTTACAACGAGAACTTTGAGTCTTGGGTAACTGATGGTACTACTTACGATACTTTGTATATCAAGTTTAATGAGTATGACAAATCTGCTTACAAGTGGGGTGATTATATCATTGAAGATTCTCAAGTAATCATTGCTGCTCCACAAGCGTTAACTCAAGACATCTTAGATGTATTAGAGGCTGCTTTGGGTGTTGTATCTGATGAAAGTGGTGATATCACTTCTACAACTAGTACTACAACTACTATTTGGCCTAGTACTTCAACAACAACTACTTTGATTCCTTAAGAATAAAAGTAGAATCATATTAACCTATGCCAGAGGGTGAGAGGATAATCTCAAGTCCTCTGGCATTTTTATTTTAAAGACATGACTCTAGATTTTTTAGTAATAAATACTTTCAATACAAAAACACTAGGTGTTGCTGATATATCAGTTTATGATACACAGCCTCCTAATGTTGTTGCTCCAACTATGGAGATTACTATTCCTGGATATACTGTTCCTGTGTCTATTCCTTTTATACCTCAAGATTTTAATGTTTATAATTCTATTATATTAGGACTTAATACTCTTGCAGGAGGTATGCAACCTCTTCCAGATGGTGTATACTTTATGAAATATTCTGTTGCTCCTGCATATTTAAACTTTGTAGAAAAGAACATAATGCGTACTGAAAGAATTCAAGAAAAATTTGATAATGCTTTCATGAAGCTTGATATGATGGAATGTGATAGTGCAATTAGAACACAAGCAAAAGTGAATCTAAATAGTATATATTATATGATTCAAGGCTCTATTGCTGCTGCTAATAACTGTGCAATAGATACAGCTAACAGATTATATTTACAGGCAGATAGACAATTAGATAATTTTATTAGGAACAACTGTGGTTGTTCTGGAAACAACTATATAAATAACTTCTATTGATATGGCAAACTGTAGAGATTGTGGCCTTAAAGTAGGCTGCGGATGTCAATTAATTAATGGCTTGTGTTCAGCATGTAATAACAAGCTGAAACAAATTAATCAAAGAATAAGAAATGTTATCACCAAGATTAACGGACTGTATTGAGTGTGCTAGCATACCTGCACTATTAACTGATATTGATCTTAGACTAACTGCGTTAGCTAATGATCAGTATAATAATATTGTATACTCCTTGAATTATTTTATTCCAGGACAGGTAATTGGTGACTTACTACACTATAAACAAATATTAACTTACAAACTTTGTAATCCAGAATACTGTGCACCTTTTACAGTGGAGATGATTGCAAGTAGAGTAATATTGTTAATAAATAAATAAATTATAAAATGTCTTGTACAAGTTGTTTTAATGGATGTGTTGAGACTGTATCTGATCAATGTGTTAGATATACAGGTCCAACTATCCCTGCTCTAAATATTACTACAGGAGATACATTGCTTCATGTAGAAGAAATGATTACAACTAAACTTGTTCCGTTATTAACTGGTACAGGTGATGTTATAACTATTGCTTCTGGTGATAAATGTGCTCTTATAAATGGATTCTTAATAGGAATCACTTCTCCTAATTCTACTCAATTATTCACAGCGTTAGTTAAATCTGTTTGTAGTTTACAAGCTCAGGTGACTGCAGTTGCTGCTGATATTGCTGTATTAAATGCAGATTATACAATAGATTGTCTTACAGGTGTAACAGCCTCTTCTGACACACATGCTATCTTACAAGCTGTTATTACAAGACTTTGTGTTGTAGTGGCAGATTTAGCAGCATTAGATTTAGATGTAAGCACAAACTATGTAAAGCTGTCTGACCTAGATGCATTAATAGCTGCTTACATAGCTGGTCAATCAGGTAATGTAACTCAGAACTATTTAAAGATGGTTCCTTTTACAGTAGTTGAATACTATGGTCCTCTTACAAACTTTGATGGTACAGGTGCTGGTATAGGAACATTAGGATGGGATAAAATCTATTTATGTAATGGTTCTAACGGCACTCCTGATAAAAGAGGTAGAGTTGGTGTAGGAGCTATTCTTAATGTTCCTGGTGGACCATTAACCGCTGCTGTAGATCCTGTTTATGCTGGTAATCCAAATTATGATCTTGAAGATATTGCTGGTGCAAACACAGTGGCTATAAATGTTAATCAACTTCCTAGTCACACACACACTGCAACAGCAAGTGCTTCATCCACTGTAACAGATCCTGGGCATAGTCATTATGTTGGTAATACACCAGAAGGTTGGGATAGTTCAGGTAGTATTGGTATTGTAAATAGAACACCAAAGAATGTTCAAACTACAACTTCTACAACAGGTATCACTGTAGCAACAACTGTAAATGTAAGCAACACAAACACTGGTAGTAATCAAGGTCATCCAAACATTCAACCTGTAATTGCTTCTTATTACATCATGTATATTCCTTAATATTCTAAATCAACTATAAATGTCTTGTTTACCTGGTACACCTTGCTATGACGCTTATTATCATCCTAGTGAAAACTGTGGATGTGCTGAGTGCATTAGCAATTCAAATAATGTAATATACGTTGGTCCTAATTTACCAAACTCAGGAGTTCAAAACGGAAACTGCTTAACTCTTGCTATAGAAAAATTAGATGATGCCATTGGTACAGGTGGTGGAGGAACAGGTACTTCAGGTACGTCTGGTTCTTCTGGCACTCGTGGTACAAGTGGAACATCAGGAACTTCTGGTATTAACGGTACACCAGGAGCTTCTGGTACATCTGGAACATCTGGTGCCAATGGTACTTCTGGTGGTAACGGTACTTCTGGTACCTCTGGTGTAAGTGGTACAAACGGTGCTTCAGGAACCAGTGGAACATCTGGTGGAAGAGGTGCTGATGGAACAAGTGGTATTAATGGAACTAGTGGTGCAAACGGTACAAGTGGTCTTACAGGTACATCTGGTACTGCTGGAACAAGTGGTGAAGATGGAACTTCTGGTACAAGTGGTACAGATGGTACTCATGGAACAACTGGTACGTCTGGAACTTCAGGAACAACAGGTACTAGTGGTACAACTGGAACTTCTGGAACTACTGGCACAAGTGGAACAACTGGTACTTCTGGTACCACTGGTACTTCAGGAACAACTGGAACCAGTGGAACAACTGGCACATCTGGTACATCAGGCTTTGAAGGAGGTCTTGCACAATGGAGATTTAATCCTAGTACAAACACAGACATTAATCCTGGTGCTACATATTTCACTTTAAATGATGCAAGTTGGTTAGCCTCTGCTTCTCAAATTGCTATCAGTGATTTATCATATAATCCTAGTGCTGACTTCTCAGCATATCTAGATGCACTGAACCCTTTCTCAGCACTTAAGCTAGTTAGTACGGTTGATTCTTCTAGATTTAAAATATTAGAAATTGTATCCACTTCTCCTTTTGAAGTGGGTTTTGAACGATTTATAGTTACTCAAACTGCAGCTCAGGGTACAAATCCTGCTAGTGGTGAAGTATTTATGTTAGTTCCTGTAGGTGCTGCTGGTAGTTCAGGAACATCTGGAACAGCTGGTTCTAGCGGTACCACTGGCACATCAGGCACATCTGGAACCACTGGTACATCTGGTACGAGTGGAACGTCAGGGACTTCTGGTACGTCTGGAACTTCAGGTACAAGCGGTACAAGTGGAACTACTGGCACAAGTGGAACAACTGGCACAAGTGGAACAACAGGTACTTCTGGTACAACTGGAACCAGTGGATCTTCAGGTCAAAGTACAGGTGGTACATCTGGTACCTCAGGGTCTTCAGGTCAAAGTACTGGAGGAACTTCAGGTACATCTGGAGCTAGCACTGGGGGTACTTCTGGTACTTCTGGTTCTTCAGGAGCTAGTACAGGAGGTACATCTGGAACTTCTGGAACTAGTGGAGCTAATGGAGCAGGATTTAATTCCATTTCTCCTACAACATCAGGAGCTGTTCTTACAGCAAATGGTACATCAAACAGTGCAACAGCAAATACAGGAGTTACAATTAGTGGTTCTCAATTAAATGCTGGTTCATTCTATGAAACATCAGATATCAGATTTAAAAATGTATTAGAAACAAATCCTAATATTGATGTATTAGGAATACAAGTGATTAAATTTACTCGTACAGATGAAGAGTCTAATCAAATTAGATATGGATATTCTGCACAACAGGTACAAGCAATTTTACCAGATGTTGTATCAGGAGAAGATAAACTAGTAGTTAACTATTCAGATGTACATACATTAAAAATAGCACAATTAGAAAAACGCATAGCAGAATTAGAAGCTAAATTAAACCAATAATGAAAGTTAGTAATTTTTTAGTAACAGGAGCAGATCTTGCTACAATGGGATATATACAGAAGCCTGGGACAACTCCTCCTCTTGATGGTAGTATTATGAGCAAAGGAGAAGCTAGTACTAACTACTATATAGATGGTACAGTTAGCCCTTGGTCTACTTATCCTGATACACGAGCTCCTAAATATCAAGACTATCCATGTCCTTGTGTATCAGGTGTTGAAGTATATAATCAAATGTCAGATGGATTTAGTCAAACTATATCATATCAAGATTGTTCTGGAAATACATATTATTATTATCTTCCTTACGGTGGGTCTATAGGAATTATTGCATGTTCATCTGGAGGAGAAGGTGGACCTGTAACAGGTTGTGGAATTTTAAGAGGTTCAGTTGTTGGTGTTCGTTTATCTTCTGTGAATTATTCAGGATGTTGTTATGCAAACTATCCATGCACTACAACTAGTACAACTACTATACCTCAATGTAATTACAATGGACTCACTGTAGTTTGTAACACTGCTTCAACTGCGAACTTATCTTGGACTTTTAATGAAAGTGGTTCAGGTGTTATTGGTAATATGGATTTATATGTAAATGGTTCAGTTGTTGAAAGTAGAAGTACAAATGCAAGTGGTATATATGCTGTTTCTATGGGTGATTCAATTAATGTTGAAGTCACTACATATGGATGTACTAATCCTGACGATAAAGCAAACGCATACACATCTGGTATTATAGCAGATGCTTCATGCGGTAATGGTTCTACTACTTTATTTTCAGCAACATATATTGTTACAAGTGGAGATATTGGAAACACATTAACGTTAAACGTATTTTCAAGATGTGATGGTGGGTGTATATAAAATAAAATAAAAAATGGCAATAAATATAACATTAACATTAGGAGCTGGGTTAGGTGCTAACTTAGGACCAAACTTTAATCTTACAGCAGATGTTGGAAGTGTAAGTCCATCAACTGCTACAAAAGCAGAACTGCTTGCAGGTAAAACTGTTGATGTAGATAATGCTGCTAGTCAAGTGACAGTAACATCTACTGGAGCTTGTACAAATGTAATAGCACAAGCTATTCCATGTGCTAGTACTACAACTACAACCACTACAATTAATCCAACTAACAATCTTTATTTTACTAGTGTTGCTGTAAGTAGAGATGATGTTACTAGCTCAAATGATGGTAAATACGTAGCTGTAATATGTTCAACAAATAATAAGTTATATATTTCTAATGACTACGGACTTACATATAGATCAGTTTTTGTAGCTGCTGCAGCAAATTTAATAAAACGAGTTGCAATAAGTGGAACAGGTCAATATATATATTGCACTGTACAACAATCAGGACAACCATCTACTATTGTAAGATCTACAGACTATGGGGTTAATTGGAATGCTACAGGGGGTACAGGTAATGCATATTCTTCAATCACTACAAATAGAACAGGACAATATGTAATAGTTGGTTCAATGAATTCAGGTGAAGCAATAAACGAGCCATACTTAAATCAAGTTTGGAGATCTTCAGACTATGGAGTATCTTTTGTAAGAGTGGAGTTTTCAATTAATGCAGGTATTGATGTTCTTCCTCAATTAGTATATGATGTTGCAATAAATAGTTCAGGTGATCGTCAATATGCTGCTAGTCCCAATTTTTCTATAGCACCACTTAGAGGTAGTGTAGGAAGAACAACAAGTGCCTCAAGTATTTTTACACCTAAAGCACTTGATGAAGATCAAACATATTTTGCAGTGAGTACAAATGCAGATGGATCAAAGGTGGTTGTTGCTAATCAAGGTGGAGTTTATGGATTTAGTCCTGGAGCTGTTCAATTAAAAAGAAGTATAGACTATGGAGAAACATACGCAAATTTTGGTGGAGTTTCTACTCAATGGGGTGATATAACTATAGATGGAAGCGGTACAAATATTATAGCTATGCAATTTCTTACAGGTACAAGTAGATTATATAAATCAGTTTCATTTGGTACGCTTTCTCCAGTGACAAGTTCTCAACTTTGGAATAGTGTATCAATTTCTTATAATTCATTTGTAGCAATTGCTTCAGAAACAACTGGACTTTGGAGATCTACAAATTCTGGATCTGATTGGATAAAATTACCTTAATTAAATAAACCAACATGACAGTATTAATAACTTTGACAACAGCTGGTTCTGATACAGGACCTTTTAACATATACTCAAATGCAGATGGGTTTTCAACAATAATCATCTCTGGTGTATCTAGAGCATCTTTGGTAGCTGGCTATAACGCAACTGTTCCTGATGGAACTACAGAAGTTTTAGTTAGGTCTACAGGAGCTTGTCAAAGAGATCTTTATTTAGATGTATCAGGTGCTCCTGCTACAACAACTAGTACTACTAGCACAACTAGTTCAAGTACAACTTTAATACCTCCTATTGAATGTTATGGTTATGAGGTTTGTGCAAATGATGGTACAGGAGATAGAGATGCTTTTCCTTTTACTTACATAAGTTGTAATGGAACATCTATAGAGTCAAGTGTAGTAAATACGCAATGTAGAGAAATTTGTGCTGCAAGAGATTCTGTAGATTCAAGTTCTGAAGCTATTTCAATAACAGAAATTGGGCCTTGTTTATAATAAATTATTAAAAACCCTGTTTGTTGGTTTACAGGGCATCCCCTGGGGTTTCTACCCTGGGGGTTTTTTTTTTGAACTCTAATCAAATTGATTAAACTATATAATTAAATTAGTTAACTAAATTTGGAAAATATCAAAAAAGTTTCATACCTTTACTTTAATTTTAACCAAACTTAAAACCTATATGTCTGGAAACCAACCCCTTTTGGAGCAGCTACAGCAGATGTTACACTGGAAAAAATCAAAGAAATATTACGCTGACAAGCTAGGAGTGACAGAATTAGAGATTGATGAGTTATTAACAGATATTAGAAAGAGAGAAGAAGAGGCCATCACTGGCAACTATATATCTGATCTAGAGGACACTGTAGTTAAGTTTACAGAAGACCTAGTGAAAGGAACTGGAGAGATTGTAGCCAATGTCTCAGAAGAGATTAAAAGCCTTGATGAGCTTATTGAGAAGTGTAAGATAGACACAGATAAGTGGGAGATAACTAAATACGTACAAAACTATTGGGGAAACGGAGATAATCCACACTGGCAAGTAAAAGCCTGGTTAGGAAAGAAGTCTGCAGAGCAAGTGTTTCAAGATAGCTTTGTGGACTTTTTAGCTTCATATGAGCCTGTTAGTCAGGACATTATGAGTCCTAAGTTTATAAATGGTAAGAGTAACGGTATGTTAATTATCAACAAACAAGACTCTCATTTAAACAAATATGATATTGATGGCAACAATGATATAGTTGATAGGCTTTCTAACATCATGTACAAGGTAGAGTTGATTGCTAATCAAGCACAGCTTTCCAACAACTTAGAACAAATTACATACATCATTGGTTCTGATGAGTTTAACAGTGAGTTTACAGGAATGACCACAAAGGGTACTCCTCAAACAAACACTCATACATATCAAACATCTTTTGAATACATCTGTGGACATGAGGTGTTAATGATTACAATGTTATTACAATATGCTGAGAATGTGAATGTTGTGTACGTAGCAGGTAATCATGATGAGTTTGTAGGATGGCATATGGTTAACTGGTTACAAACGTATTTTAGAAACACAGACAGATTAACTTTTGACTGCTCTCCTAAGTATAGAAAGTACATAAGCTATGGTGGTTCAGCAATGATGTTTAACCATGGAGATGCAATTAAGCCTGCTAAGTTAGCAGCACTATTCCCAATAGAATTTAGAGAAGGATGGTCTTTCCATAACAACTTCTACATATTCACAGGAGACAAACACCATGAGGTTAGTCACGACTTCAATGGTATTAAATTTTACCAAATACCAGCATTTTCTAATGCTAAAAGCCTTTGGGATGATAAGAACGGTCATACAATGTCTAAAGCAGAAGTGACTGGATTCTTAATAGAACAAGGGTCAGGAATGACAAATATATTTAAACAGTATTTATAATGGCAACATTACGTAAGTTAGTTTCAGATGTGCGTGGAATGCATAAGCTTATATCCACAGATAACGTTATCACAGATAGGGTTATAGCATCAGAGATTAGAAACAACACACAGTTATTAGTTAAACGTGAGACAAATCTCAGAAAGCTTTGGGCTACTGATACTGTCTTTAATACCATCCAATGTTTGGAAATGGTAGAAGTTCCTATTTCTGACTGTTGTAATTACGTAGATCCATGTACTGTTTCTAGAAGTAAATATAAACTTCCTAGGATTACAGAAGGAAATTATCAATATTTAATACAAGGTGTTTATTCTATAAACGCTATGGGAGGAATGGGTACAAAGTTTAAAGAGATTACAATCAATAGATATTTAAACTTACTGGGACTTCCTATTATTAAAAAACAAACATACTATTGGATAGCAAATGAAGGTTACTTATATTTGAGTAATCCAAATTTAAAATCAGTTAGGATATCAGCATTCTTTGAAGAAGATATTCCTAATGATATTGCGTATCCAGAATGTGGTTGTGGAACTGGTCCTGAGGTTACTAATGAAGAATACTGCAAAAATCCTTTGGATAAAGAATATGGTTGTCCAGGATATCTTGAGAAACAAGTATTAGAGCTTACGTCTCAAAAATTATTATCTACATATTTTAGTATTAAAACAGATATGGCAGATAACGGTGTTGATGGGCAAGCTCCTAATGCACAACCAACCCAGTAATGAGGATAAAAATTGATTGGAGAAGCTCCAGTAAAGAAAACTACAATAACTTTTGCAAGAAGCATCCCACAATTAAAATTACATTTGATGAGTGGAGAAACATTTTATATTCTTATAATGAGAATTTTAAAAGTTATATACTAGAAACTGGAGAAAAAGCAAAGCTACCTTTTGGGTTTGGTGAGTTCTCAATCAATAAAAAGAAAAGAAAGAAGGTTAAGGATATCAATGGTAAGGAGTACATTAACTTACCAGTAGACTGGCAAAAGTCTAAAGAGAAGGGAAAAATTATATACAACTTTAATTATCACACAGAGGGTTACTTTTTTGGCTGGGTATGGTTTAAAGAAACTGCCAGACTAAGAAACATAGACTTGTGGTATTTTAAACCTTCAAGAGTTACATCAAGATTGCTCTCACATTATATAAAAACAAACGATACGTATCAACACATCTATCGTGAGTGGAAAAAATAAATTATGTCATACTATTATAAGTACAGATTTGTATCTCCTGAACCAGTTTATGCAACTGTTAAAGAAGAATTAAAAAGCTATTTTGACACAGGAGCTGTGGATGATTTGCTTTTCCCTACTTATTTAAACAAGTGTTTAAACAAGTTAGGTAGGACAACTTATGCTATTGCTGAGCAAGTTCTTTATATTGAAGACTTCCAAGCTAGGCTTCCTGATAACTTTTATGCTGCTAGAGAAGCTTGGATGTGTACTGAGATTCCAGGGTATCCTTATCAATCAGCTAACTCATTCTATTCACAAGCTGCATCTCAAACAACTATTCAGATAGCACCTATCATTAGTGGAACAGTACCCTGTACCAATCCTCAATGTACAACAGGTTGTCCTACATGTATGCCTGAGCTTATACAAGCTGTATACAAAACAAACAATGCAATAGCTAGATCTTATAGACAAGAATATTTATTAAAACCAGGTAACATTTCTGCAAGAAACAACTGTGAGGTTGAATACAGTAATGCTTGGGAGTTTTATGCTCCCCCTCCAACAGTGCATGAGTTTACTCCTGGTTCTGCTGGCTATGATTCATTTGACATTAGAGATAACAAATTTGTTACTAACTTCAGAAATGGTGTAGTACATTTATTATTTTATGCTACAGAGTATGATAATATAGGTAATCAATTGATTCCTGATAACTATCGTATTAGAGAGTTTGTAGAAGCATTCATTAAATATAAAGTGTTTGAAACTCTTTCAAATCAAATTAATGATGAGACCTTCCAACAAATACAACAAAAGCTAGCTTATTACAAACAGTTACATGATGAAGCATTTATCATGGCTGATATTGAGATTAAGAAACAAACTCCTTGGGAGAAGCAAAGAAGAATTAAAAATGATTTGCAAAGGTTTGCTCAATATGAACTACCTAATAGAACTAACAGATACGGCAGGAGAAGAAATAATTAATAATTATGGCAGATCAAGAACAAGGAAATATTAGACAGGAATTTAGTTTAGGTAGAACTGGACTAAATATGGACTCATCTGTAAACCAGGTTGAGAAGGGTAAGCTTACTTATGCCTTAAATGCATCTGTTGAGAATTTTAGTGCCACTGCTGTAAACTACCAAAATGAACCAGGTAATGAGTTATGTCTAAACTTTCCTGAGAACTTTCTTCTTATTGGAACACATTTTATTCAAGAGAGGAATCAACATATATTCTTTCTAACTAATCCTGAAACTGGGGCTTCTCAGATTGGATACATGGATAACAACGATTGTATCTATCACATGTACGTAGAAGGACTTTGTTTAAACTTTAATATTAACTATCCAATACAAAAAGCTGTACACAAGATTTCAAACTGTAGTACAGAGATTTATTGGACAGATGGATTAAACCCTAGAAGATATTTAGATCTTGATAATATTCCATATATTACAACTTTTGCAGATGATGTTATTTGTGATCCTATTGTAACACCAATACTTGATTGTAATAAATTAAAGATACAACCTAATTTTAATATTCCAGGTTTAAGTGTTAATAGTATTATTAATGGGGGAGATTTAAGAGCTGGTACATATCAATTTGCTATTCAATATTGTAGTGCACAAGGAGATGCATACACATCTTACTATTCAGTAACTAATCCAACTCCTATTGCAAATCCAAAGCTTACAACACTTGATTTTAACTATCCTGTTGGAAGATCTATTGTAGTGGATATAAGCAACATTGATTTAACAGGATATTTTGAATATTACAATTTGGCTGTAATTAAAACAATAAATGATATTACCTCTGTTCAATTAGTAGGTACATATTTTATTGATGGTGCTACAAATCAAATTACTTATACAGGGCAATATGAAGAAGCAATTAATTTAACAGTTGCTGAAATATTTGAAAAGTTTCCATATTATGATATTGCACAAGATGTAACAGCTGTACAAGATATTCTTGTATGGGATCAACTTACATCTATTGATAAAATTAACTATCAAAGTATTGCTAGTAAGATTGATCTTCAATGGCAAACTTATAAGATTCCTGCTGGAGAAACTTACGCTGATGAATTAAATGCTACTAACTTACGTGGGTATCTGCGTGATGAAATATATGCATTTGAAATTGTTTTCTTATTAAGAAACGGCAAACAAACAAGTGGTTTTCATATCCCTGGTAGAGTTGCTACAGCTGATGATTTGGTGGTTGTTGATAAATCTACAAATGCTGATTTTATTGGTACAGGAACAACTGCTCCTTATTGGAAAATATACAACACTGCAACTGTAGTTGGAGATGCTTTAGGACCTAATATTGGAAATGCTACACCATATAAATTTGGTGATTTTGCATATTGGGAATCTAATGAAGAATATCCATGTAACACTCTTTTATATGGAGCTTTAGCTGGACAAAAGATTCGTCATCATAAGTTTCCTGATATTCTAGTTAGTCCAATGTTTGAGTCACAGGCTCCAAACTATAATCTTCCAGAATTGCAGAAAGCAAATGCTTTATACCCTATTGGTGTTAAAATAAATACACAACAGGTAATATCGTTAATTGATAATTCTAATTTAACAGCTGATCAAAAAGCTGATATAGTTGCATATAAAATTGTAAGAGGTGATAGAGCTACAAACAAATCTATTGTAGCAAAAGGTATGTTAAGAAATGTAGGTAAGTATACAAGAGAGGACCCAACTAGTCCTACTGCTACTTACTATTACTATCCTAACTATCCTTATAATGACATTAAAACTGATCCATTCTTACTTGAACAGAATAATGCATATAACTCTCAGTGTCAAACATTTAAAGTTGTAGTAACTACGGCTGGCACATTACAATATACTGATTGTTATTCAGGAGAAGTACTAGCAATTAATATGCCACTTGGTATGACAGAAATATGTTCTGTTACACTTCCTTTAGTAATTACAGGAGTTGCTACATTTACTAACGTTACAGCTATTTCTTATACATTAACTGCTTATGGATCGTCTACAGCATTTATATACACTGATCCAGTTTCATTAGTAAGTGTCAATATAACTGTTGTACCAAATAATCCTACTACTGTAAGTTCTACAACTGTTCCTAGTCGTGTAAGTGGATCTGATAAATATACGATATTAGAAACAACTAATAATAAAAATACAAACTGTTTTCCAAATAACTTAAGTGGATTTGATAATAGTTCTAAATATAGAATGGTGTTTAATTCACCAGAGACTTCTTTTGGACAACCTTTTTTAGGTAATGTGCTTAAGTTAGAAAGTGCTGTATTTGGAGGAGGTAGAGCCCATTTTGTACAAGTTAAAAATCATGCATTATATAAGTTAATTACTAAACAAGCACAAGTAGATGCTTTGAATTCAAGTTATAACATTGCTAGAATTACAGGTACATTAGATGCTACAGCGATGTTTACTGCTTACCAAGCATATTTAACAATTTATATTAATGGTATTAGCAGAAGAAACTTTACATACTCATTTAATTCCACTGCTCAATATGATTATAATGCAGATGTTCAAAACGCTGCTCCTGATGCATTTGGTAATATAGGTGTTAAACAAAGAGAACTTGATTTATATCAATATCTTATTCCTGGTTTTCAGTCTGTTGGTGATACTTATAATATAAATAACTTTCAAAGAGAATCTTCTGTTTATTTAAAAACACCAAACGGTGTAACCCCATTACCATTTGCTGAACAAACTCCATCTTTAGTAGTTGCTGGGAACAGTTTAATTACTGATGATTCAAGATTTACAATTTCTCAAAGAGATGCTTGTGCATCTCCAGAAACACAAGAACCTATTAAAGTGGTTTCTTATTATGGATCTATTAAGAATATAAACATTAATCAGTGGGGTCAATTATATTCTTATAATACAATTGATACAGGTTTCCAAAAACAATTAAGTGATGTATCAGGAATTCAAACTGTGTTTGGTGGAGATACTTTTATTGGCAGATTTGCTTATAAAACTAAACTTCCTTTCTTTATTGATAATAGAGTGGGAGCTCCTGATGATAGTGATATATTCTACGATGAATTAGGTAATGTTGCCTATCCACAATACTGGTACTCTGCTAGATCTGTACTAAGCAATTACATGGCTGGTACAACATTAATGAAAAATATTATATCTGTTAAGGCAAACTATCTTGATTGTCCTAATGATTATACTATTATAAGTAATACTACCACTACCACATCTACTACAGCTGCTCCAGGTAGTACAGCTTTAAGTAGTACAGCTTATTCATATGAGGGCAAGATGTATCTATTTGCTTATGGTATTCCTTATTATTATGTAGAAAGTTCTATAAATGTAGACTTACGTCAAGCATTTAATAATTTTGAAGGAGACTTCTACCCCCACGTGAGTTCTGGTATTCCTGATAACTGGTTACAACAATCTGTTGTTCCAATTCAATTTGACAATACATATACATATAATGTAACATATTCAAAACAGAATAAAGAAAATTTCTTTTCTCACTTACCTGTAGATTTTGATAACAACCAGTGTTATACAAACTTTCCATTCAGAGCAATCTATTCTGAGGCACAAGCTAATAATCCAAGCGTAAGAGTAAATAGCTGGTTAAATTATGCTCCTGTAGCATTCTTTGACTTTCCTCAAAACTTTGGCAATTTAACTTCATTGGACGGTATTCAGAACAAAGCTGTATTAGCTAGATTTGAGAACAAGTCATTGTTATATAATACATTGTTAACAATAAATACAAGTAATC